AAATCACACTTGCTAGCTACCAACGATGGTAGCTTTTTTACTGATTTAGGTAACAAAATTGTATGTGGAGGCTGGGTGAACCCTACAACATTTTCAGTAGGCCAAAACTTTATTCCTGTTTTTAATACTAGGCAAGGGCCAGGTCAGCCAATCTTTTATATATCCTTATATCAAGGTAGACCAAGGCTGATGCTATATAATTCTTCAGGNTCNTTAATNTATGANCANACAGAAACACCCACCATAACNCTAAAAAATAATGGCTGGTATTTTATCGCTACTNTTATTGAAGTAAATAATAAAAAAGTACAGTATCTAGTTTGTGACCGTAGTGATGGTGCTATTTGGACTTCTCCTATAAGAAGCTTTACAGGAGATTTAAATATATCTTGCACAGCTGATATTGTAATGGGAATGCATGCTAATGCCTATTATTATGCTGGTGGAATTGATGACTGGTTCTATGAAAAAGATTCTAACTTAACCATAGATGATTTAATTGACCACTTTAAGAACTCAATGATGGCAAATGGCGGAGATTTAACCTCAAATGTTGATGCCTTAACAGAAGCTGGTTCTGTCTTACTTAGAAAGGTTGATGATGCTTATCCTTCAAGCGGAGTCTTATATACTAGATCAATAGAATGTGGCCTTGCTGGAACTGGCAGGGTTTCTGTATTAAGCGAATATACTGCTGGAGAAACATCAATAGCACTAGTAGAAACATCTACATCTGATGATTTAGATAGCTGGACCCAGTGGCAGGCTCTTGGTCCTAATGGGGAGCTACAGTCTCCAAACAAAGCCTTTATTCGTTATAGGGTAACCCTTACATCTAATAACCCAAGTAAAAGCCCTAGGCTCTTAGAAATACAGCTCCANGATATACCAAGACCACCTTATGAAAGGTTAGGCTTTGCTAGACCNGTAGTCTTAGATTCAAATGGTGCTTGGGAGNCTGTNCTTGATAATGCCTTCGATGTCATTGTCACAAGCGAGGTTAATGGAGCAGATATTTTAGAGTTTAAATTACCCTTCCATGACCCTAAAAGAGATAGCTTGGATAATGAAAAACAAGTTCAAATAGTAAATGATGTTTATAGAATAAGAACCATTAAGGATGAAAAAACTGCAGATGGAAAGGTCATAAGCTATGTTTATGCCGAGGCTGCCTTTTATGATTTATCCTTTAGTGTAGAAAAAGAAAATAGAGACTTTACTGCTGACCTTCCAAATGTTCCTATGAATTATGCATTACTTGGAACTGGCTGGTCTTTAGGGAATGTAACTGTTTCCACTAAGAGAACTTGGGAGTCCACAGAAAGGAATGCTCTGTCTATTTTAAGGGCTACTCAAAATATACATGGTGGAGATTTAATCTTTGACAGTGCCAATCGTCTAGTCCATCTTTTAAGTTTTGGCGGGACAGATAGCGGTGCTCTATTTTCCTACAAGAAAAATATGAAAAGTATCGAAAGAACCGTAGATACGAGAAGTCTTGTTACTAGGCTTTATGCCTATGGTAAAGATGGGATGACCTTTGCATCAATTAATAATGGCAAAGATTATGTAGAAGATTTCTCCTACTCATCTGAACTTAGGATTGGAAGTCTTGATGCTTCCTCCTTTACCAACCCTTATCAGATGCTAGAATTTACAAATATGAGACTTGGCCAGTATGCAAAACCTAGAATATCCTATGTTTTATCAGCTATGGATTTATCTATTTTAACGGGCTATGAGCATGAAACATGGAATCTAGGAGATATTGTTACTGTTCATGATAAAGAATTAAATCTTTATGTAAAAACAAGGGTTATCCGAAGGCAATATAATCTACAAGAACCCTGGAAAACAGTTCTTGAACTCTCTACAAAATTGAGAGAACTTGGAGACTCCTCAGCCCAGTGGGATAAGGCTGCGGATATGCTTTCTTCTACTGATGTACTTGATAGACAGGAAGTTAAAGACCTAGTTCCCTTTAACCATTTAAGAAACTCAAGAGCCGATGATGGTATGACCTATTGGCTTAATTCTGGTTTTACTGTTGATCCTAATAATGGAGTTTCAGGTGATGCTTCCTTTAAAGCAGATGGAGTTTTAGGAATGACAAAAAGTCTATCTCAGACAGTTTTTCCTGCCAATAGAAGGTACTACACCCTATCAGCTCAAATAGCATCAGAAAACTTAAAGAAAGGCCCTAATGGCCAAGTAGGAATTGAAGTCCTTATTGAATATGAAGATGGGACAAGTGAAACCAGGATAATAGAATTGTTTTAGGGGGGAAATTTTATGGTCTTTTTTAATGAAGTAGCCCATGGCATATCCTCTTACAAGAAAATAAAGTCCTTAACTATTAGACTCTTTATTTCTGATTCCACTGGCTCAGTTTATTTTACTGACATATTTTTACAGGGTGGTTCAATTGCCACAGGCTGGACTGGCCATGTTTCAGAAATAAAATGGACTCTTGATGGGTAGGTGGTCCGATGATATTTACAAGATTTTCTGAGAGCTTTGCCTTAAAGGAAGATAAGAAAGTATTTTCTATAAGGGTTAAGCCTTTTATAGATGATTGTAGTGGCAGGGTTTATTTTACTGACCTCCAACTTCAAGAAGGCTCTAATCTAACAGGCTATACTCCAAATACAGAAATAATGCTCGAAAGATACAGGGAAAATGGAAATATAGCTCCTAAGAGATTTTACAATGGAATCGTAAGAGGTAAGGAAACTATCATCCTTTTTAATCTTGGGAAAACATCAGCAGGATTAGATGCTTACATTTATCCAATTCAAAACATGCAGGCAAATAGTATAGAACTTTCTCAAGGAGCAGGTGCTCACAGATTAAGATTAAATTCAGCCTTTAATAAAGAGGATGAAATAAAAATAAAAGCCTCTACTAGAGAGTGCCTAAGAAACAATAACCCAACTGCTAAAGAGGGCTTTTTTCAATATACGGCTGCAAGTGATAGCAAACATAATATAAAAGTTGAGGATAAGAAATCAGCCAGAGTCCTATTTGAATTTGAGGAAATGCAGGAAGGCGGTGAAAACCTATGAATTACCTTAAGGGCAAAAAATGTATGGTCTGGTCTTTTATGGGCAATGCCAGGATGTATGAGGCCCTAAGAGATTATGGAGACCGCCTTGATACAGTTGGAATCTTTACTTTTGAGGTAGATATAACAGGAACAATTACAGAAACNGGAACAAGTATCTCCAGCATGATGCCATATATAAATAANTGGCCTCATATAAAATGGCTCCTTACAATTATGAATCATGGTACTGCCTCCATCTTTACCGCTCTTAGAAATAACACTGGCGGTGCAAAGGATAAATTCCTAAATGAAATTATCCGCATCATGAATAAATATCCTTGGTGCTCTGGAGTTGACATTGACCTAGAACGTGGAGGTGGCTTTGAAAATAGGAATGCTGCTAATCTGCTCTTTAAAGATATCTATGGGAGAGTAAAAAACTATGATTCATCAAAGCTAGTAAATATATGCCTTCCTGGAATGACAAGTGTAGAAGGCTCAGTGGGCGGCGAGAATTGGTGTGTTTATGAGGACTTAAATCCCTATTGTGATACGGCAGCTATTATGAGTTATGGTATGGCTTGGGCAGGTTCTGCTCCTGGACCTGTTTCTCCTAGAGACTGGATTGAAGGCATATATGATTATGCTTCAAAGGTTATGGATCCAGACAAAATATTTTTAGGGCTTCCTGGTTATGGTTGGAACTGGAGAATACATGATACTCCAGAAAACCTAGGTATCTCTTACAGAGGAATATCAAATACTTATTATGCAGCACAACTTTGGATGACTGGTGGTTATAATTTTACTGATGATGGACCACCTCAACCTATGATTCCTATAATAGCCTATTGGGATGACTATGATAAGGTTGCCTGGGCTCTCCCTCATATTTATGACTATATGGAAGGTGCAGATTCAACTAATAGATCTTACCCTCTTATAAGTGCAACTTATAATCGCCGCAGGTATTTAACCGCATACGGCAAGGAGCAAAAGACAGACTTTGGAACTATTTATATAGACCGACATGGAGGAAACCCAGAAAGCTATACTGATGGAATTATCCTTTCAGATACTACAGCTACCATCAGGACTGATGGTGAGGCTAGCTATAACTTTCAAATTACTAATGCTGGTACTTATGATCTTGCCATCAAGATTGTCTTCCCTTTTTGGGATAAGAATAATATCAAAGTTTCCTTAGATGGGGTTAATAAAAGCTTTAATGAAAACAGGCTCTGGTGGCCCTATTGGAGAACTAGCTGTTGGCTCTCTTTATCATCTAGTGTCTTTCTTTCAGCTGGGACTCATACTGTCAGTATAGGTAGTAATACTCCTGGTGTTATCTTCTCTGGTTTTAGAGTTTGCTCTAAATTTAAAGAGGAACTCTCTGCAGGTGAAGCTGAATTTACCCTCTCTCCCAGGATGTTTAAAGATGTAAATGGAAATATGGCACAGCCAGATAGGGGCTTTAAATTGACAACTGAAGTCTTAAGAAGAAAACCAGACTCAGCTTTAATTTGGTATGAGGACTTTAGGGATCCTAACCCTCTACCATCTAGCTACTGGGATATTTTAAGTGGTAGCTGGGAAGTTTGGCAAAACCCTGAAAGCACAGCTGATAGACCTTATTCCCAGCTAGAAGGCTCAGGAGAGTTGGCATGGAAGTATAGTAACTTTAAGGATATTCATTTAAGGGCTAGAATTGCTTTTAAAGAAAGTACCACTGGTAAGGCTGGAATATTCTGTGGAGATGTATTTTGCTGTTTTAACTATAGCACTCAGAGGATAGAGCTATACAAAGGCTCCTCACTTTTAGGAAGTTATAATACTGACTTTAAAAGGACCCCTTCTTCATCCCTCCGCTCAAGTCCTAATATGTATACCATTGAAATGAGA